GTTTTTGCATATCTAACTCTTTAGCTTCTTTTTCTTCTAAGAGTTGTCTTGCTTCGTCAGGGTCAATGCCATTAAATCTTTTTTCAATTTTTGCTCGTTCCCTTGCAAGTCGTTTTTCAAGTATCTTATCAAATTCCGATTGAGGAACCATTTTTTCTTGTGTTTCAACTTCCTGTATTGTTTCTAGAGATTCAGTATTCTCGATCTCCGTTTTTTGCTCGTCAGCCATAGTAGTTATTCTCCTATATTATAAGATTGCCATTGTTATCATACCAACTTGGGTCGGTAGGTTGTAGATGATGGCGGCAATTATATCCACCTCTACTTGTGAAAGGATCAGTCGTTGATTTACCTTTCCAAATTTCAGAACTCCACTTATCTCTAAGTTCATCTTCTGAAAATATTTTACCTCTATTGGCTATACAAAATGGTCTACTATCACCAATTATATCTCCATAATATAGGTAGTTTGTTAGTCCTGCTTCACCTGCTTTCGCTTTGGTAAACTGACCATCAAATTCCATTAAACTGTCGTGTGCTAATTGCTTTGCGTATCTTCTCATATTATTTCCAACACGATCTGCACCATAAAATGTGTGTAATCGTTCTATCGCTTTTGCTTTTGCAACTTCATCAGTCGTAGAGGCGACAAACTCTACTAATTCATTAATCTCATCAACATCAGCTTTAATATATACGCCATTTATTCTTTGCTGTAATGTCTTAACAGTATCATTAAGTGATTTGCCTGTTATTGTCGAGGAATAAACTTCATCAGCTAATGCGTTTACTGTTTCTGCACCAATGTTTAAAAAACCATTAAATTTAACACGCTTTAGGTTAGTTATAGTCTCAATATCTAATTCAGTAAGTGTTTTAAACTTATCAGGTATTGGTAACACTTTCATATTCTCTACAATACGCTTTGCCACTCTATCGTATTCTCTTACAGTACCATCAGCCCATAATGTGTAGTGTTTATCAATTACAGCTTTTAATTTAGGTCTAATCTCTACTGCTAATCTAGCTTCAAATAGTTTACCCTGTCTTATGGGTAATTCACTTGCTACCTTTACAACTTCTCTTTCAAGATTTTCCAAAGCTATGTTTAATCTTTGCGTGTGTAATAACTCAATATCATCAACAAGGTTTTCTCTTAGCTGTGCAAGTTCTTCTATTTTATCCATTATCTTTTTTATCTAATTGTTTCCAAAATTCGTCTAATGCATTGTGTTCGCAGTTAGCACATTTACAAGTTGCACATACACCATTATTACCACAATGACATTCGTGTTCGCAATGTTTACATAGCATAATTTACTCCCCAATAATTTTATCTAAGTGTCTTACTCCTGTCTTATCTGTTACCATAACACCCTTTTCTAAAGTACAGGTGTACTGGACTTGCGTACCTGCTGATCTTTCTGCAACTCTTTTTCCCTCTAAACATACTGACAAACTTGGTTGATGATACCAACCATCTAATCTCTTATTATCGCCCTCTAAAATATACATAGACAATACAAACACCATTTCAATCATCAGTGGCTTCCGTTTCCTCTTAATTTATCTACTAATGATTCAAGATCAATAATGCGTTCTTCTAAGAATTGCACTTGCATATCTACTCTTTGTATTTGTGGCATTTCTTCTTCTACATTGCTTTTAAGTTTATCTTGATCTTTAGCAAGGTACTCTAATAACATAAATTGCTCTTGATCTATTGGTTTTTGTGTACTTGCTTCTAATAAATCTTGTTGCATTAATTGTAACTCAACCTCAATAATATTTAAGCGTTCAATAACTCCAAATGCAAAATATACTCCAACCGCTACACTTCCAATAATAGACAATAAGTTTTTCATTGGCATACTTACAGGAGTATCTTCTGATATTTTCATTTTATTAATTACTTAATAGTGGATTGTCGTTTGCAACTTGTACTTCTCTAATTTTAGCTTCTAGGTATTCAATAGCCTTACCATTAATCTTAATGTCAGCCTTGTTACCCTCTATTGATTTATTTACATCAGTTAAATCAACTTCACTGTTTATAATATATTCTCTATCTTCTAATTGGGCTATGCGATTATTAAACTCACCCCACGCCATAAAGCCACCACCAATAATTCCAATAACCCCAATTAATGAGGCATAAGAACTTAACTTAGATACCATTCCTTGCATTGATTAACTCCCTTAATTCGTTGTATTTCGTATTAACTTCTGTTTTAGCATTGTTTAATTCTATTGTGTGTTTAACAACAGGATCATCAGCACTAAGTGAAACTTGTTTAGTGTATATATCTCTATCATAACCAACTAAAGCTATTTGCTTAAAGAAATCTTTATTGCCATCAGGCAACTGCTCAATATTAAATATAGCTTGATTAATGTTAGCGTAACTAGAAATATCAACTTGATTAGCTTTCATTTCTCTACTAACTAACTCACTAACTACTGTAAGTGTTGCTTCTATTCTTTGTAATTCGTTATCTATCTTGCTATCTATATATTCTTCCATTGCAACCATTTTTGGATTAACCTCAGTAGTTTCTTCTACTGTTTCTTCTGCTACCTCTACTTCTTCTTTTTTAACTTCTTCTTCGACAGCTTCTTCTTCAATAATTTCTTCTTCAATGGTTTCTTCTTTGATTTCTTCTGTACTTTCGTCTGACATTGGCACTGCGGATTCTTCTTGCAAGGGCATTGTTTCTTCTCCAACAACTTCTCCATTATCCAGTTCAGGCTCTTGCTCAACCATTGCCACTTCTTCTGTAGGTAATTCTTCATTAGTATTGGTTTCCAATTCGGGTACATCATTCGTTGTTGTTTCCACAACAGGCTCAGTATCGTAGGCATCTATTAATTCTTCCGTTGTAATTTCTTCTTCAATCACAGTTGTTTCAACAGGCACAGTTAAGACTGGCACTGTGTCTACATCAGGAAGCATAACAACTGTTTCTACATTTAAAATTTCTATTTCAGGCTCATCAACTTCTATAATTTCAGGCTCATATGTTATAACAGGTAAATCTATTTCAGGTGCTTCTATATCTTCAATTATAACTAATAAATCATCTTCTATATCTACAATAGTTTCTGCTATATCCGCAACTGCTTGAGGACAGGTACTAGGTGTAAACTCCCAACAAAATTTAACAGTAGTGTTACTAGCCTCTGTTAGTGTCGTATAGTCTAGTATTAAACTAGGATCAGTTACATCAACCCCACTATGATAATTATTCCAATTACCTGCTGATTGCTCTACATCAAAATCAAACCTAGCTGTCAATGTTCCGTGAGTGTATTCAGCATTAGGTGTAACAATTAGTGTATTACCATAATTATTAAATTGATAATTAGCATTAGTCGTATCAGTCAATAATAGCGTTTGTGTAGTTGTGTCTCCATTACCGCTTACTGCTATTTGGCTCATAGTAACTGTCGATTGCCACTTATTCCACCATCTTATGTCAGCAGTAAAATTACTAGTGAAACCTTGTCTTAATTCATTAATCGTCATTAGGTCTATGCTGTTAATTGTAGTCTCAGCATATTTACCATCTTTACCTGTTAAGTAGATTGACTCTTTTAAATCTGAACTGTCAGGGAACATAGTTCCATTCCAAGTGCCATCATTAAAAGTCTGTGATATTAAATTAGTTGTCGTGGTTGTCGTGCCTGTACTGTAAGTCGTGGTACAAGTCTGATCTCCAATGTTAGGAACATCTTGCAAACAAATAGTCTCGGCTTTACTCGTTGCCGAACTTAACAACACCCCCACTATAAGTAATAGCTTGATCTTCCCCATCTAAATCCTCTAATATTTCGTTATCTACTTTTTCTATAATTCTTAAATTCTTTGTATATTCTTCGTAATCAGGTCGTAACATTCCGTACTTTTCCCATTCAGCTTTAGCTTCTAATCCTATCTTAGAATCATAAGGGCAATAACTTCCTGCGTGGTGCATTGCTTCAAACACCATAGGATTTTGGCAAAGTAAACTTATACTTGCAACTTTCATACCCATATCGTGTAAGGCTTTTGCGAGTTTTAATCTTTCGCAGTTTAAATCTCTTTTATAAGTACCAATACTTGCGGAGAATGAAAAACTAGATCCACCAACTCCAACACCTATCGTACAAACATCTTGGCTCATATTACTTAGAGCAGGTGCATTAGCTGTACTTACAACTCTTGAATCACCTTGATATGCGTTAGTTGTGTTAGTTGTTGTCGTGTTACTAGAACTCCCATCTTGAAAATTTGTAGTAGCAGTTGATGAATATCCACCAGTAATCGCAGTGTTCGAGCCTGTAGAATTTACTTGGTCATTAGTAGTCGAGCCACTAGAAGTAACATCAGCCATCGCAGAATCCATTAAGACACTAAATACCCATAACACCCCTACCATAAGGAATGTGATCATAACTATATTTCGCATTATTCTTCCTCAGATACTTCGGCTTGAGTTTGTGCATTTTCAAATACACCAACCTCTGTTTGGGCTTCAATCTCGTCATTAATAGAACTAATAATCTGATCATCATCAATAACTGCACCAACAATTTGCTTATCAATCTCTTTTTGAAATGTACTTGATCTAACGCCACTTGCTTTAGCTTGTTGTAAGTATTGTAGATCAGAAGCATAGTCTCGTAAGTTAAATGATTCAGGGTAATCAATAACCCCATCAAATACCTTACCTTGCCACTTAGCAAATAAACCCCATATATGTTCTTCTGCGTTTTCCAATAAGTCAGCTTTCTCACTTAATACTGAGTTAAGGTTTTCAAATTCTGTTTGTAGAGCTATACCACTAGATACTTGCGTCTTAGTTTGTCTAACACCTGACATATGCGTTGCTCTATCTATCATTTCTATTTTCTGTTCAATAGATGATCTAATCTCACTTAAATTAGAGCCACTTGGTTGTAATAGATAAGGTTTCAATCCACTGTCTAAATCATCAGGCATATTTACAATAGCACCTGCACCAGCACTAGCCTCAACACCTTGTGTTTTAACTAAGCTCGGGTGGTTAGATAATCTGATTAACTGTTCCATCTCAGATAACTCGTTATAGATAGACTGTTGCAATAATGCCACATCTGTCAAATCACTAATCCCAACACCCTTACGAGGTGATCTCTTATTGTATAAACATACCGCAGGTATCTCACCTAATTGGTTAGGCTTAGTTTCTAAAACTCTTAATTTACCTCGTTCAGGTACAAATACATAAGATATATCTTGCGGCGTCCATATTCTAAAATATGTGCCATCAGAAGTTCTTTCTTCTCTGACCTTTAAATAATCCAATACATAACGCCCACTAATTGCTCTTGAATAATGCCAATCCATAACATTATCAGGCGTAACCATAGTTAAATAAGGTCTTATATCCTGACCTAATTCATCTGCTCTAGTTTGTGCGTTGCTTTCAGGCTTATCGACAAATATCCAAACATTGCCATATACACCACTATAAGTCTGTGCGTTCTTCATAAACGCATTAAAGTTCTGTCCGTCTAAATCACTATCAGCTAAGAATGATTCTAAACTAGGCTCTGTAGACAATGTACCATAATCTCTTGTTGGTGGTACTCTGAATAAGAAACTTGAGTAAATGCTTATGATATTACGACTATGGTTGTCTATAGGCGTATAATTAACTCTATTTTGGTATTCTAAATCTAATTCTAATGCGTATTCGTGTAAGAAACTACCTGATCGGTATTCTTCTCCACCCAAGTATGATCTTAAATAAAAATTCCATCTTTGAATCATTAAGTCATAATTATCGTGTCTAGCTTCCATAAAATCTTTACTGTGGATTAAAGATTCCATATTGCTTTCATTCGTTATATAAGTTCCCATTATTTAACACTCCATCTCGTAGGTAATTCTTTGTTATAATTTTTCCTTATAGGGAACAGATAATCAACCGCATAGCCTAATGCGTCGTTCATATGGTCAAAACCGCTATCCTTGTCAGGTTGCGTAGTTCCCTCTTTGTAAAGGTGTCTTTCCAAGCCTCTAATAATGTTTTTACATTTGGGGTTTATAAATAACATTCTTTGCTCGTTTGTATTCTTTAGCCTCGAATTAACAGCGTTTATTCTGTCTCTTATCTGAGGGTGTGCGTTCTTAACTCTTACAGTTAGTCCTGCGTTCTGTAATATCGTTAAATCAGTTCTACCACCTGCTGAGGTCTTGCGTTGTCTACAGGCAGGATCAGGATATACAATGATCTTCCGTTCAGGATATCTTGCTTCTATTTCCTTGACTAATTCTTCTGTGTTAGATGAGTATATTGTGATCTCATCAATAAAATTGATAACATTATTTTCTATTTGGAACACTGCGGCACTCATAGGATCAATGTTAAAATCCATACCTATATGCAATGTCGTGTTGTTGTCCTTTACAGTCTTAACATTATCTTCTCTGTTAAAATTGTAATATATAGCACCTGAGT